ATGGCTGTACTGTGCTTTCTGAGGAAGGGGATGATGAGGAAGTAAATGCAGAGTATGCACACTTTCTGACGTTTTTCTCTCCAGAAGACCTTGCCTCTGCGGTACTGAAAGCCTTAGCCACTTTTTCTGATTAAATTGAAAGGGATTATATGCCTTGGGTAGTCGCCGCCTCAGTAGCAGGGTCAGTAGTTAGTAGTGAACTGGCACCAAGCCCGTCAGGAGCACAAGGAGCAGCCTCGGCAGCTGACCCCTTTGCTTCTCAGCGTGGGCAGTACCAAACACAACTTAACGACATGATGCAACCTGGTCATGCACTAAATGTGCAAGACCCTTCGTATGCTTTCCGTTATAACCAAGGGCTGGTCGGACAGGAACGTGCGCTTGCGGCTGGTGGTATGGCAGGGAGTGGAAATGCAATAGCTGCTGGTGCGATGTATGGTCAAGGCCAGGCGTCGACTGAGTATGCGAATCAGTTTTCCAGATTGTCACAACTTGCAGGTGCTAACGTGGGGAGTCCTTCAGCAGCGGGGCAGATACTTAACCAAGCTGGGCAGCAACAGCAAGCTGGGGCAACTGCACTCGGGAACTCAGTAGGGTCAGCCATTGGGAACATCTTTGGGCAAACCTACGGTGGCTCTGGCTCAACAGGAACCTTCTACAACCAAACTGGATTCGACACTGGCGTTGGCGGTTCTGGGTACTCAGCAGCGAGCACAGGCGGGGCTGATTCCACGCAGTCAGCTATGCTTGCTTCTCAGTGGTATGGGTATTAAATCATGGCACTAAGCGGATTCCTCCAAGGCCTCGGCCAGCAAGCTGGCTACATCATAGACTACAAGCAGCAATACGATGCAAAGCAACAGCAACTGGAACTAGGGAAACAGCAACTCCAGATGAATGCGTTTAACATGCAACTGCAACAGCAGCAACTTGCAACAAAGGCTGAAATTGGGCAAGACTTATCCGCGCAGTTTAAGGCTGATGCGACTGCCGCAGGTGACTTGGATAAAACAACTGCAATTTATCAGAATGAGTTTGGCAAGCTTATGCGGGAGGGAAAGCTGGAAGATGCTTCACGTATGATGGGAATGGCAAATCAGACTGAAGCGGCCTCACGGCAGAAGAAATCAGATGTACTTGAGCAACACAAGCAACTGCAAGAAGCAACTGCAACGGCTGCGTTGAATTATGCCGCTGACAAATCCCCAGAAACTGCGGCGGCACTTGAAAAGGCTTACGCTGCTAGTGGTGGTGATGTTAACCTGATTCCAAAGCCAGATACTCCTGGGTACTCTGCCTGGGCAACTGGGCAAGTAACTTCCTCAATGACTGCCGCACAACAGGCAACGTTCTTGCAGAAGGAGCGGGACTTGAAAGCCGTGCGGGATGAGAAAGCTGCAGCGGAAGCTGCCCGACTTGCTGAGAAGAAGTCACAAGATGCGGCAACAGAGGCTTATCGTCTGCTGGGACTGCAACTGCGAGCGAGTGAGCAGGCTTCCCGAGGCGAGGCTCGTCAGATTGCCCAACAAGCGCGGCAGGATGCCACTAACTTCAGAGAAACCGAAGTCTTGAATGCCAAGACGCAAGCCGCTGCAAAGCCAATACTTACAGATCGAGAGAACCTTGACTCAGTGAGGGCATTACTAGCTCAGGATAGCACCTACTCCGACCAGCAAGTTCGTCAAATATTGGGAGGTATCTTTAAAGGGCCTAGAGGGGTTGCAACTAACAAGTTCTATGCCGACAATAAAACCTTCGGTGACTTGTCAGAACGTGTGGAGGGATTCCTCAGCAAGCAACTTTCTGGGAAGTTCCGAGATGAAGACCGTGTAGGTTTAAGGCGCATGGTGGATGAAACTGAGAGAACGTTAATCGACCCACAATTGCAAAATCTGGAAGATAGCCAAAGAGCACATGCGAAACAGTATGGGCTTAATCCTGAAGATATAATGATACAAGGTGACTTTAATCGGGCGAAGCCGCAAGCAGCAGTCCCTGCAGGTGCAAAACCAACTGCTGTTCCTGGTGTACATGCACTCCCTAAGGGGGTTATGCTGCTGAACGGAAAACAATACAAGAAAGTGGGGACAACATGGCAGGAACTGTAACAGACCCGAATGTGTTAGCACAGCTGAATGCGGCGGAAGGTAGTGCGCCTGCGCCTGCGGAAACAACTGGCAAGACTGTTACCGACCCCACTATACTGGCACAGCTCAACGCCTCCAGCTACGCGCACCCAGATGCTGTACGCCACGCACCTGAGAGCAACACAATGTACAACCTTGACCAGTTCAAGAAAGGCTTGGCGGGTTCTCTTGGGATATTTGGTGGTGGCGCTGTGAGCACAGTGAACCAAGGCCTTAAGGCACTGCACCTTCCGCACGGCGAAGACCCTGTAGGTGGTATCGGCATGGTAACGCGCGGCTGGGAGATGCTACTTGGTGTGAAGGATATAAAAGCCCCCACTGACAGCCACGGGCATATGGACAAAAACACGGAGTATGCAGGAGAATTCTTTTCATTTGTAGGTGCTGGAGCACTTCCTGGGCTGGGGGAGGTCGGAATGGCTGCAAAAGGGGCCCAGATGTGGACAGCAGGCAGGCTCCTTCTAGGTACAGCTGGCGGGGCTATGACTGCCGTGGAGGGTAAGGAATGGGGTAAGCACAGTGCAGCGACCTTCGGCCTATCCCCAGAACAAGGTGAAACCATCGGGGGTGTCCTTGGAAGTATTGTTGGACCTTCTTTACTGGTAGGAGCCACAGCTGCATCAAAAGCTTTAAGGGCACAGGCTGAAAAGACAGCAGATAGCTATGGCTGGGGTAGGTCTGCATCTGCCCAGAAAGCACAGGCGAATAAGTTAATAGCTGAGGAAGTTGCCCATGCGTTGAAGAATTCCCCCCACAGTAAAGAGGAGACCGAACGCGCTGCTGAGTGGGCACAGAAGATTACAAACTTCCACCCAACTCAGCCGCAATACACTAATTCCCCTGGCCTCAAGGCACTCGCTCAGGAAGTGTCGAATAAAAGTGCTGTCAACTATGCCCAGGCACACGCAGTGCAGGAGCGGAATATAGCTGCTGTGAAAGCCTATACGGAAAAGACCTTTGGACCTGCGAATCGGGATTTGACTACCCCAGCAAAAACCGAATTAATATTGCAGCAACAGGGGCTGGACTTACACATAGAGAAACTGACTGATGACATTAGAAACTTGGATGCGAAGTTCAATCGTGCTGGGAATGATACTGAAGCCATTGGCCAAGAATTACGCACCAAGTACTGGGAAGCTAAGTCGGTGGCGCAAGACGTGAACAGGAAAAAGACTTCTGAGATATACTCCTTGGCTGACCGAATGGGAATTCGCGTGGGTATGGGGGATACTCGGGAAGTTGTGCAAAAGATAGCTGGTGCTGATAAAGAAACCTTCCAGAATATGCCTCCTGTGTTTGCCAAGGTGCTGAAAGAGTATCCAACTGCGACAGCTGACAAGCACATTCGTGAAACTGTATCGAAGCCAGGTGCTGTCAAGCCCATGTACACGACGAAAGTGGAAAAGGGAAACCCTGGCAAGGACGAGGGGAGCTTTCAGGAGCTGCATAGCCTGTACAAGCAAGCGAATCGGGAATGGGCAGATGCGACAAGCGCTGGTGACAGCCAAAAAGCGATGTACCTTGCACTGCTCCGTGACCACCTGAAGCAAAAGGTTGATACCTTCAATGGTGCTGAGTTCGGTGAGCTTGGTAGGAAATTCTCCCAGTTTAATCGGGACTACGGTCGGTATTCTAGAATTTTCAAGGAAGGCACTGGTGCCATGATTTCCAAGCGGAGGCCTAATGGTATTGCCGTGGACGCTGAGGATATTGTGACGAAGACAATACTGCGTTCTGGGGATAAGAAGAAAGGCGTGCAGGACTTCTTCAATATCTACGGAAGTGACCCGCGCGCAGCAGAGTTGTTGCATGATGGATTACTGGATAGTTATTCAAAAGCCGCGATGAAGGATGGGCAGTTTACCCCTGCGGCCGCCCAGCGTTGGCTTGACCAGCATCACCAAGCATTGTCGGAGCTTCCAGACACTGCGAAGAAGTTCCAGGATGCACAGAAGATGGGTGATGCGATGCTGAATCGACGGACTGAGCTTGTGAAGCAACGCGAGGCACTGGATAGGAGTGAGGTTGCAAAGGTTGCGGGAAGTGAGCAGCCTGAGAAATTGATTGCAAGTGCAGTGAATGACCCCAAGGTGATGCGTGCGTTGATGGCTGGAGCGCATACGCGGGACAGCAAACAAGCGATTGCAAGGAGTGTGGCTGATTACGTCGGAAAGCAGAAGGATGGGGTGGGGTTTCTTCGGGCGAATGAAGCCGCGCTCAAGCCAGTAATGGAGCAGCTTGGGAAGGGTCACTGGGATAATTTGGTGGCGATTGAAGAATCTAACGCAATCCTCAAGCGGGTTGAACCGCCACACGCTGTGGAGTTGTCGAAGCCGAAAGACCCACTGGAAGCGAAGACTGGTACCACGGTGAAGTCCGCAATCTCGAGGTTCAAGAACATGAATACGCCATTGGGCCTGAGCCCTGAGGTTATGGTGACAGAAGCTGCTGGGAAGTTCATGTTCAAGGTGAAGTCAGCGGAGATGGAACGGCTGCGGATGGCCGCGTACTGGGATGCAGATGTTGCAGGTACGCTGGCGAAAGTGGAGAAGGTGCAGGCAACGGGTGGAAAGTTGTCTAAGGAAGAAATTGCGCACTTCGTGAACACGGCATGGCTGTATGGTGTGCGGGTTGACAGGGAGGGGAAGCGGACGCAGGAGCATCAGCAGGATGAGCGGGCAGAGGAAGTGAGGATGAAGGAGCATTATTAGGGGATAGGGACGGGTTATTGGGGTGTATTACACCATTGTAACCCGCGTGAATAACTCAACACAGTAAGGAATCTGATGAAAAAACGTACCTGTAAACTCATGCACATTAACAAGACTACGCCAGAACTCATCAACGGCAAGCGGGATTGGCCAATTCGACTGTCACCACAGGCTATGCAGGACATTATAGCGACTATGGCAGTCGAACGTAACCCTTACAGATTGGCAATCCGCTACGGAATCTGCCGTCAGCAGGTATTTGATATTGCCAAGGGCACTGCACTTGTACCTACCCATACCACTAGCTCTGTGCTCTTGACGGCGCACTCGTAAACCATTACACTGAAGGTGTTGACTCTCCAATTAACACCCCCGCACCCATACTGCTTATTGTAGTTGTCGGCTAGCTTTTGCTTGTACTTATAATAACTTGCGGCAGCACGGGGAGTTATTGGGGCGGGTTACAATGTTGTAATACACGCGAATAACTCCAATACAGTGACTTGTGCGGCTGGAGTTGTCGCTACTACTTGCTGTTGCAGGGGAGTTGTCGCTGTTGAAGGGGGAGTTGTTTTAGCCTCCCTACGGTCGCTACGGCTGCACTCTTGCTCCCCCCGCCTCCTTGCTCCTATACTCCCCCATCAGCCACACTTTTCCCTTTGGCACACCTTATGAACATCCTCATCATCGACGCAATGGCTGCAGGACTCGACTTCGCTCTCCGCTGCGAAGCTCAGGGGCATGTTGTCAAAATCTGGTACCCCAAGGACACCCGCACAGGCGGGGATATCCCTGTCGGGCGCGGCTTGTTGAACATCGTGGCGAACTGGCAGAGCTGGATGAAGTGGGCAGATTTGGTCTTTCTGACTGACAACGCACGCTTCACACGGGAACTTGAACACTACAGGGAGCGCGGCTACCCTATCTTCGGGCCGAATGTGGAAGGAACCTCCTGGGAACTCGAACGGGGGACTGGGCAGGCGGTGCTGGAAGCCCACGGAATTGCCTGCATGGAGAGCACTATCTTCAGCAACTACGACGAAGCTCTCACATACCTTAATGCGAACCCTGGCCGCTATGTATCCAAACCAACTGGGGATGCTGACAAAGCCCTGAGCTATGTGGCGAAAAGCGCGGAAGACATGCTGTTTATGCTGGAGCGCTGGAAGCGCACGATGAAGAAAAAAGTCCCCTTCCTGTTCCAGAAATTCACTCCAGGCATTGAAATGGCAGTTGGTGGATGGGTCGGGCGGGATGGATTCCTGCCACACTTCCTCGAAAACTTCGAGTTCAAGAAGCTGATGCCAGGGGAAATCGGGGTAAACACTGGGGAAATGGGCACGGCCATGAAGTATTGCAGCGCGGAGGAGTCCCTGCTGGCGCGGGAAATGCTCCTGCCACTCGAAGCAGCCCTCATCCGAAGCGGCTACACAGGCTACATCGACGTTGCAGTTATCATTGACAAGGCCGGCAAGCCCTGGCCACTGGAATTCACAACACGCCCAGGCTGGCCATTGTTCCAGATTCAGCAAGTCCTGCATGAGGATGTCGCAGGGTGGATGCTGGAAGCAGTGCGCGGAGGGGCTTGCAGCTTCGAACCAAAGCAGGGCATCGCAGTTGGTGTTGTGGTTGCGATACCTGACTTCCCGTATGGCAAGTTGACGCGGGATGAAGTCAGTGGGTATCCTGTTTTCGGCATCACCGACAGCAACCGCTACTACATCCATCCGAGTGAAGTCAAGGGCGGAATCATCAACGGCAAGCCTATGCTGGTATCTGCTGGGAACTATCTCCTAACTGTGAGTGGTGTTGCAGGGACAGTGCAAGGCGCTATTGACGGTGCTTACAAACGCGTGAAGGAACTCGTTATCCCTAACAGCCCCATCTACCGCAATGATATTGGTAAGAGGCTGGAGGCGCAGCTGCCAGAGTTGCAGGCGCTTGGGTATGCGGAAAGCTGGGAATGGTAAACGGGTGTTTTGTTGGTTGTTTTATGCCATGGGTTAGCCTCATGCGGGCGCGTGTTGCGTTAAAATTGTATGGGGATAGGTTAGCATTGGGTGGCATAATTAAATCGCTCAAAATGGCTCAAATAACTAGGGCGTATTACAACACTGTAATACACGCGAGAAACTAACTATGGCTTCCAACAATTACTGGGCATCAGGTCAATGGAACTTCATCTGTGAGCTCTGTGGGGCGAAGGGGAAGTCCAAGGATGGGGTGAAGACCTGGGATGGTCATTATGTCTGCCGTTCACATAAGGAAATGCGGAATCCGCAAGACTTTGTGCGTGGGGTAAGGGAGAACCTGACTGTGCCTTGGGCGAGGCCGCCTACGACTGACCAGTTTGTGGTTACCCAGTGTACGCTCCAAGGACGCACGTCAGTGCCTGGTTTTGCTGTGCCTGGGTGTACGATACCAGGGCCAGTACAAAATCCAGCTTTTATGCAAGCAACTGCAAGTTCTTCATGCACACGGGAGGGGATACTGGCAATACCAGGTTTTGCAATGCCTGGCTGTTCAACACCCTCTGTTTCGAAGTAGTAAGTAGATTCCCGCTGCGGGGGATAATATTATATTAAGGAGTATCATGGCTTCCACCACATTTGTAGATTATAGTGCTTCAACGCCAATAGTTGCGGCTTGGCTTAATGATGTAAACAGCTCCGTATATGGCGCAGGAGCTGTCCGCCCGATTGCAACCTTTATCGGGCAAGTTTTCTTCGACACCAACCTTGGGCAGCCAATCTGGTGCCTTTCACCTTCCCCACTTGTCTGGGTTAATGCCGCAGGAGCGCAAGTATGAAAAAGATTCTAGCAGGTTTTGCCTTATTACTCAGTTGCGTAGTAAATGCAGCCCCTTTTACTGTAAATCATCTGATTGATACAGTACCAAACCCGTCAATTAACTATCAGTCAGCTTCCACTGGCTCGGTATCACGGGGTTATCAAAGCAAGTTAGGTGATACAGTTAGCATACTGGATTTTGCAGGGTGTGACCCTACTGGGGTTGCTGATAGCACTGCCTGTATTCAAGCCGCGTTAGCCGTGCCAAGTAAAAATGTATATGCCCCTCCTGGAACTTATAAAGTCAGCGGAACTATTCCATTGGCTTACGCCACATCGCTATATGGTGCAGGGAGACTTGCAACTATATTCAATGTGACATCAACTAATTTGCCAGTATTCCAAGCCAGTTCATTTTCTACCATCTCTGGTTTACAGATAACATCACCTGCATCAACACAAGTATCAGGCAGCATATTTGTTACTTTGTCTGGCAGTAATTCTCGTTTGAGTGGCTTTTACATAACAAATGATTATGTAGGCGTTTTAATGGTTGGAAGTGTAAGTAAGATAACAGACGGACGTATGACTGGTCTGCAAGCTGGTGGTATTCATATCCGCGCAGAAGGTGGTGATAATAGTCAGCTTATTGACGGTGTGCTTGGTGGTGCGGAGTCTTCGCCAAATATAGGCACTGCTGGTATTCGGGTCAGAAACTCTTCCGCTTTAACCATTACCAACACGTCAATGATACAGGAGGGTGTAGGACTACTAATTGACCCATACACTGCTACAACTGGCATAGCTACCGATGCTGGTAGTGTATTTAGCTTAAATGTGTCTGATTCCTTTTTTGATAATAGCAATCCCAATGGTATTCGGATTAGCCCAACAGGGACTGCAAGTGTAGTACGAGTAAGATTTGATAAAGTATGGACTGGCAGCTCTGGAGCGGATGGCACACTTATCAACAACACAGGAACAGGAACTGTAGCTGGAATTTATCTCAGCAATCACCATTCCTTTCTCAATACTGGGGCAGGTATATCCACTAATGGGACAGTCTCAGACATAAAAGTTATTGGAGGGGGTTTTAGCCAGAACGCGTATGGTATATATGGTGCTTCTGGACTTACAAAATTAGTGGTTAATGGTGCAACAATAGGTGCAGGCAGCGGACTTACTGGGAACTCTCAATACGGCATAGCACTAGCCTCTGGGGCTTCAGACTTCAACATAACAGGAAACTTGATAGAGGGTAATACAGTTGGTCCAGTAGCAGATTCAACAGGTGCGGTTGCCAAGATTTTTAACGGCAATACTGGGTATTTAAGTGATATAAGCGGCACAACACTAACTGTTACCGGAGCGGTATCCGGGGCAAAGTCAGTCGCAGCAGTTGCCACAGTAGGAAATGGCACTCTCACAGCGGCACAAATGCTAACAGGTAATATCAGGCGCTCGGGGAGCACAGCAGGGTATGCCGATACCACTGATACGGCGGCGAACATCATTGCGTCAATTCCGAACGCGGCGGCTGGGGTAGGGTATGAACTAACAATAGCCAATACTGTAGGCTTCATTGACACGATAGCAGCAGGCGCAGGAGTAACACTATCAGGCACAACAGCTATCGCAGCGTCAGCTAGTCGTAAATACGTGGTCACGATTACTAACGTGAGTGCCCCAGCAGTTACGATTACTGGGGTGGCATCTGGTGGATTATAAAAAGGTAAAGTAAATAACATGAAAATCCCTTTGACAGCCTTAACCATTACCACACGCGATGGGACTTTAGCCAAAGATTCCAAGGCCACTAACGTCCTCGGTGGGCAGAAACGGCCAGGTCTTGTGACTGTGGCCCAATTGCCCGCTGGGGTTGGTCAAGGGATGTTTAACTTTGCACCTCTTGGGACGCTGGTAGTCATCAGTAACAGTGTGTATTCCTTAACTACAGGGGCATTGGTTGCGGTGATTCCAAGTGGTGTAGGACCTTACGATTTTACAGAAGTGGCGACAAATGGGATATTGGCTTTCAAGGATGCTGCGAATATCTGGACAATGCAGTATTCGAGTGTTGTCGTGGCGGCGCAGCCTGCTGTACCAGCGACTTCTACGTCAGCGGCGACGCTTCCAATCCCTGGGTTGAGTATTGGTGTGAACCTGGTGAAAGTCCCTCGTGGTGTTGCAGGTGCTACGGTGTTGCAGCCAGGTACAGGTGGCACAGACGGGACTTATGACCTGACAATAACAGCAGATTCTGGTGACACAGGGTCAGGTGCGGCTGGGACTTATGTGATTTTAGGTGGGATAGTTACTGCAATCACGATTACAGTCGTGGGGGATAACTACCTTGTGCCTCCAGTAGCGACGTTCCCGCTTGGTGGGATTACTGGTGCTACGGCTACGATGACTGTAAACAACGTCCCTACGGCAATGCTTCCAGGAATGGTATTCCTTGACAGTACCTACTATGTAATGACAACTGATGGGAAACTCACGGGGTCAAACTTGAGTGACCCTAGGAACTGGGATGCACTTAACTACTTGGGGCTGAATGCTGACCTGGGAGAGCCAATAGCAGTTGCGAAGCAGTTGAACTACGTTATAGGGTTTGCTGATAAATTTACTTCCTTCTACTATGATGCAGGGAATCCCCCTCCAGGCTCGCCCCTCAGTCCTGTGCAAAGCGCGTATATGGATGTTGGGTGTGTGAATGCTGGGAGTGTGTGTCAAATCGGTGGGTTGCTGCTGTTCGTAGGGAAAACGGTTACAAAGGGCAGGGGAGTGTATGCACTAAAAGGTGCACAGTATCAACTGCTATCTGATGTGTATCTGGATAAAGTATTGATGCTGAGTACCCTTGTCGGGTGCAGCGCGATGAATATGAAGGTGCAGGGTCATGAGTTGTATTTGTTGACTCTACCTGATTTAGGAATCACCCTTGCAATGGACTTTAATCAGAAGCAGTGGGGGGTGTGGACTTCCAGTGTTAGCCCAGCGGATACACAGCTAATCCCAGGTGATTACACACAGGGTGTTTTTGCGCCTGTGCATTACCTTGATGGTGATGCTGATATTGATTTACTGCAACACCCAAGTAATGGGAAGGTGTATCAGCCTTTATGGAATGTATATACTGATGATGGGCTTCCAATTGATGTTAATCTTGTGACTACGCAAGTGGAAGGTGAAAACTCGGACTATGTGAGGATTGCTGCGGCAGAGTTTATAGGGGATAAAGTTG